TCCATAGCGACTCACACATTCCCACTCACACAAGTATTCTTTTGTCAACCCTTGATAACTTATGCTGGATGTGCTAGCCGCACAATTCTCTAGCATACCTTGGCGCTAGTGTCAACCCTTGACAACCTGTGACGGATATGGTAGCTGTGTCTTTAGCATACCTTGGCGCTAGTGTCAACACTTGACAAACCCTGGAATCTGTGCACAAAGTGGGACGGGGGCGGGGGAATTGTCTGGTGAATATTAAAAGTACCCTGTCACATACAAAATTAGCCAAAACTAGTCAAAAGTCATCATTAGTAACCTCCTGTTTCCATTAGTATTTCCTCCCCCCTTAAGAGGGCCAGTAAAGGAGAGTTGACTTTTCCCCTCAAATGTGGTAAAATAAGGTATATTTCTTAGATTGGCGCTTCTTAAAATGATAAAAAAAAGAGGAAGGCCACCAAAGCAGGAGGTTATCAGTAAGACGGCGGGACACAGGAACGCTGTAGGACGCCCCAAAGGGGACGCCTCCATTATCAATGAGTACAAGGCCCGTATGCTGGCCTCCCCTAAGTCCAAAAAGGTCTTGGAGGCTATTTTCAATGCTGCGTTAGACAACGATCATAAGAATCAAGCAGCAGCTTGGAAATTAGTCATGGACAGGATGCTGCCCGTCAGCTACTTTGAAAAAGAGGCATCCGGGGGACGGTCAGCGGTTTCCATCACCATATCCAACTTGGGTAGCGGGGACACAGTGATTTCCCAAGGTGAGCCAGAGGACCAGTACGCCGACGAAGGTAACATTATAGACGCGGAGGTCATTTCTTAATGCCCGAATACAGATATTTTTCCGAGGAAGAATTTGTTTGTCAACACACAGGGAGAAATGAGATAAAGGAAGACCTTTTGTTTAGATTGGATTTTTTAAGGGACGAGTGTGGGTTCCCTTTTGTTATCACCAGCGGCTACAGAGACCCAACGCATCCCGTGGAAGCCAGGAAATTAGAGCCTGGGACACATTCACAGGGCATAGCGGCGGACATTAGGGTGACAAATGGATTTGAACGGAGAATGCTAGTCAAGCAGGCCCTAAAGTTTGGCTTTAGTGGTATTGGAGTAGCTAAAGGCTTTGTGCATGTGGACGTTAGAAAAACCAGCCCCGTACTCTGGGCGTACTGATGACTGACCTTAACATAGAATTACTCCCCTGGCAGCGGGAAGTGTGGAATGACGAAACACGCTTCAAAATTGTAGCCGCCGGTAGGCGGACGGGTAAGTCCCGGTTAGCTGCCTGGATGTTAATTCTAAGGGCCTTACAGTCCGACAAAGGACATGTTTTCTACGTCGCCCCAACACAAGGGCAAGCCAGGGACATCATGTGGCAGTCCTTGCTGGAGTTAGGACATCCAGTAGTTGCCTCAAGCCACATTAACAATTTACAGGTCAAGCTCATCAATGGGTCCACCATATCCCTCAAGGGAGCGGACAGACCGGAGACGATGCGGGGAGTAAGCCTTAGATTCCTAGTCCTGGACGAATACGCGGACATGAAGCCGGAAGTCTTCGAGCAGATCCTAAGACCAGCCCTGACGGACTTAAAGGGGGACGCCCTATTTATTGGGACCCCAATGGGCAGGAACCACTTCTACGATCTTTTCAAGTTTGCGGAGTTGGGGGACGAGCCGTCCTACAAAGCATGGCACTTTACGTCCTACGACAATCCAGTCCTGGACTCCAAGGAAATAGACGCAGCTAAGAACACTATGTCCAGCTACGCCTTCCGTCAGGAGTTCCTGGCGTCCTTTGAAGCCAGGGGCAGTGAAATGTTCAAGGAGGAGTGGATTAAGTTCGGGGAGGACAATCCGGAGGAGGACGGGGAGTACTACATTAGTATTGACCTTGCCGGATTTGAGGAAGTTAATAAGAAACAACTTAAAAACTCTCACCTGGACGAAACGGCAATGGCGGTAGTTAGGGTCAGTCCCACAGCCGGTTGGTTTGTGGAAAACATGATATACGGAAGATGGGAGCTAGGGGAGACCGCCAGGAAGATATTTCAGGCAGTCAGAGACTACAGCCCCCTTAGTGTAGGGATAGAGAGAGGCATAGCCAAGCAAGCGGTCATGTCCCCCCTGATGGACCTAATGAAGCAGAACCAAACCTTTTTCCGTGTGGACGAATTAACGCACGGCAACAGGAAGAAGACGGACAGAGTAATGTGGGCCTTACAGGGGCGTTTTGAGAACGGAGCCATCACCCTGAACAAGGGGGAGTGGAACAGCCGGTTCCTGGATCAGTTATTCCAGTTCCCGGACCCTTTGACTCACGATGACTTAGTGGACGCCTTGGCGTACACGGATCAGCTTGCGAAAGTAGCATATAACTATAACTTTGAAATAGACGACAATGAGATACTGGACGTAGTGGCGGGATATTAAAATATGGAATACAACGAAGAGACGGAAACTGTACTAGGCCCACAATCCATTGAGGAATGGGTCATGCACAGATGTGATTCCTGGCGGGATCATTACGAAGCTAATTTAGCTGACAAGTTTGATGAGTACTACAGGCTCTGGAGAGGCATTTGGTCTCCTGGGGACACTGACAGGAAAAGTGAAAGATCAAGAATTATCAGTCCGGCCCTACAACAAGCAGTTGAGTCCAGCGTTGCGGAGATAGAGGAAGCCACCTTTGGTCGTGGTAAGTTCTTTGACGTAACGGACGACATGGATGACAGGGAAAATGGGGACGTTGTGTACTTACGCAATAAGCTCCACGAAGACTTTGAAAAGGCCCAGGTACGTAAGGCCGTTGGGGAATGCCTTATTAACTCCGCCGTGTACGGCACAGGGATAGCGGAAGTTGTCTTAGTGGAGGAAAAGGAAATGGCCCCAGCTTCCCAACCCATCATGGGCGGGGATTTGCGGGCTGTGGGTGTTAATATTAAGGACCGGACGATGGTTAAGCTTCGCCCAGTCCTCCCACAGAATTTCCTGATTGATCCTATAGCCACCAGTATTGAGGACGCCCTCGGGGTTGCCGTGGACGAATTTGTGTCCAAGCACCTAGTGGAGCAGCTTCAGGAGGAAGGCGTTTATAAGGACGTCTACATTGGTAACGCTGCTGAGGACTTTAACTTAGAGCCTGACCAAAGCATGTTAAGTCACGATGACTCCAAAGTTCGCCTAACGAAGTACTACGGATTAATTCCCAGGTACTTGATTGAAGCTTACGCTGAGGACGAGGAAACGGAAGAGGAACTGGAGGAATTGCTTTCCCCGGAGGAAGCTTCCGTAGCTGGGGACGACGAAAACAAGAGCCATTACGTGGAAGCCATTGTCATTATTGCCAACGGTGGAACGCTATTGAAGCTTGAGGAAAACCCTTACATGATGCAGGACAGGCCCATCGTGGCCTTCCCTTGGGATGTTGTCCCTTCCCGCTTTTGGGGAAGAGGCGTATGTGAGAAAGGCTACAACAGCCAGAAGGCCCTGGACACGGAGCTACGTGCCCGTATAGACGCCTTAGCCCTCACAGTACATCCTATGATGGCTATGGACGCCACCAGACTCCCAAGAGGAGCAAGGCCTGAAATAAGGGCAGGAAAGATTATTTTAACTAACGGAGATCCTAAGCAGGTTCTCCAACCATTTAACTTTGGGCAGGTCAATCAGATTACGTTTACTCAGGCTGAAGCCCTTCAGAAAATGGTTCAGACTTCCACAGGCGCGATTGACTCGGCAGGGATTCCAGGGTCAATCAATGGGGAAGCTACCGCCGCTGGTATTAGCATGTCCCTCGGGGCAATCATTAAGCGCCACAAGCGAACATTGATTAACTTTCAACAGGCATTCCTAATTCCCTTTGTGAAAAAGGCGGCCTGTAGGTACATGCAGTTTGACCCTGAAGGCTATCCGGTGGCGGACTACAAGTTCAATGCAACGTCAACCCTTGGCATCATAGCCAGGGAGTACGAAGTAACACAGCTTGTCCAGCTACTACAAACGATGTCTCAGGAATCACCTTTGTATCCTTTGCTTATTGAGTCCGTCATAGACAACATGAACTTGTCAAACCGCGAGGAACTTAAAGCTCAGTTACAGCAGGCTGGACAGCCCTCTCCGGAGGAACAACAGGTCCAACAACAAGTTCAACAACTTCAACTGGATCTCCAAAGGTCACAAACGGCTGCTCTGCAGGGGCAGGCGGCGGAAACCCAGGCCAGGGCGCAAAAGCTTACGGTTGAGTCCAAAATGGCCCCAATGGAGCTTGAGATTGACCGGATTAAGGCGGTTACGTCCAATCTTAGGGAAGGCACAGCGGACGACAAGGAATTTGAACGCCGCATGAAGATTGCAGAGACCTTGATTAAGGAACGGGAAGTGGAAAGTAAGGTGGCCCAAATTAGGCCGCCAACGCAACAACAAAGAGAGGAATAGTGATGGTTGTTTCTAAGGCGGAACTGGTGGACGTGGTGGAGCAAATTAACAGTAAATTTGACCGTCTAATGGAGCAGGTAGCGGCTCTGGAGGCCAGACCCAAATGTTCCTGCGAAACTAAAGGAAAACAGAAAGCATCAAGAGGAGGAACCAAATAATGCCACAGGATCTTAGGGGTAAACACTACCCGTACACGAAAGCAGGGAAGGCTGCCGCCCAACGCGCCATTAGGCGGCAAAGGCAGCAAAAGAGAAAGGGTAGAAGTCCAAGAACTCCGTAGTTTGGGGGACTTGACTTCCTTTTAAATTTATGATATAATGGTGATATAAATGACTAAAGAACTGGAAGACTACTTTAATAGCTATTTTGAAATGTTCAGATCGACAGGCTGGAAACAGCTAAAAGGAGATTTGGCCCAAAATGCCGTTAACATCAATTCAGTGGAGCAAACAGAGGACGAAAAGAACCTTTACTTTCGTAAAGGCCAACTTGCCATCCTCGCCACTGTTCTGAATTTAGAAACTCAAATTGACAATGCTCATAGTGAGGCTAAGG